CAGATAACTAAAGATGCTATGAAAGATACAGAGAAACAGTTACAAATGAAGTGTCCTCTTGATAGTGAATGGAAGGTGGGTAAGACATGGGCAGAGACACATTAGAACAATTTACTTTGTTTGATATGAAAGAAGAAGTTCTTATTGGAGAGAAAGAACATTCACAAGTTTGTTTAACTTGTAAAGAATCTTTACCTTTAAAATCTTTTAATACTAAAGGTAAATTTAAAAAAATAAATTTAAAAACTAATAAAAGATTTTCTTATTTAGATAAAGTTTGTAAGAAGTGTGATTCAATAGAAAGACAAGATAGAAAAAAAAGAGAGTACACTTATGGTAAACCACCTAAAGATTATTGTTGTCCTATTTGTGAAAGAAACGAGAAACAAATTAAAAATAATTTAATAATGATTGATGAAGAGTATACTGTTCATGAAAGAGATTTTAAATATCCTGCATGGGTTATAGACCATGACCATGACACAGGAGCATTTCGAGGATGGTTGTGTAGTAATTGTAACACAGGATTAGGAGCAATGGGAGATAATAAAGAAGGTCTTAAAAAAGCTATGAGATATTTAGAAGGAGATTCTAATGATAGTAAAAGAATTTAAAGGAAGAAAAGATCACGTTGATTATATTAAGCGAGGTATAAAAGTAGAGAATGAATTTATACATACAGCTAAGTCACGTGGTTATACAGTTGAGATAGCTAGTGAAGAAGAGAATATAAATAAACATATAGATTTATATTTAACCTACAAAGGATTAACAATTAGTGTAGATGTAAAGGCTAGAAGAACTGGAAATAAAAACAAATCTTTGGATGACGCATGGATTGTTGTTGAGTTTTTAAATACAATGGGTAATAAAGGTTGGCTGTATGGTGACTGTGATTACTTTGCATTTGAAAGAGAGCATGATTATGTAGTGTGTGAAGCAAAAGAGTTAGTAGAATTAACTGACAAAGTTGTAGATAAAAACACAAGAGTACAGAATTATAGTGATGCTGAATACAAAACATGGGGTAGAAGTTATCAAGGAAAACAAGACCTTATCTCAAGAATCGAGATGAGTTTAATACTTAATTTAAATAAAACATTTATTATGAAAAAATCTCTTGACATTAATTCAGAGGTATGTCATAATTCATTTATTAATAACAACGAAAGGAAAACACAAATGAGTGTACTAAAAGGAAACGCATATTGGGCTAGTATAGTTAGTCCAAATACTACATTTGATTCAGATGGAGTATGGTCGATAGATGTATCTAATCTTGACGAGAAGAATATTAATCAAGCTAAAGCTGATGGATTAGATGTAAAGAATAAAGGTGATGATCGTGGTAGCTTTGTTACTATCAAAAGAAAAGTGAGACGTAAAGATGGTAACATGAATAAACAACCTGAAGTGGTTGATGCTGCGAAAAGAAACATTGCTAGTACTATGATTGGTAATGGTTCAGAAGTCAATGTACTTTATAGTACATATGAGTGGGAGTTCAAAGGTCGTTCTGGAGTCTCTGCTGATTTACGTGCTGTGCAGGTAACTAATTTAATACCTTATAACGTAGATGCTGATGCAGATGAAGCTTTTGAAGTAGTTCCTGATGGATTTGTAACTGAAGATTCAGATGAAGAACTAACCTTCGCTTCTTAACCAACCATGAAAGGATGGAGAGGTGCTACTGAACGAGTATCTCTCCATTATTTATTATGAAATCTATTGATACTTTAGTAAAAGATATATACGATTTGTTTGATCCTCTTGTAGAGGTAGATTTAAATGAGAAAGAAGTTGAAGCTCATTTAGATTCTTTTACAGAGAGTATTAAAGAAACATTAAGAAACTTTTTAAATGAAGTTCCTTTAAAGAAACGTAACCTAAGATTGTCTGCAATAGGTAAACCTGCTAGACAATTATGGTATGACAAAAATTCTAAAGAAGAACCTAAACCTTTAGAACCTAGTACAAGAGTTAAGTTTTTATATGGTCATATGTTAGAAGACTTATTAATTCTTTTCTCAAGACTTGCAGGACATACAGTAACTGACCTACAAAAAACAGTAAGTGTTAATGGAATAAAAGGACACCAAGACTGTGTAATAGATGGAGTGTTAGTTGATTGTAAGAGTGCATCAGGTAGAAGCTTTGAAAAGTTTTCTAAGAATAAGTTATACTCTGATGATCCCTTTGGTTATATAGCACAGATCTCTGCTTATGCTGAAGGTAATGGAGTAGATGAAGCTGCTTTTCTTGCAATAGATAAACAGAATGGGAACATATGTTTAACTCCTGTTCATTCTTTGGAGATGATTAATGCTAAAGAAAGGATTGACTATCTTAAAGGAGCAATGGATAAAGATAATCCACCTGATAGGTGTTATGATGATGTGCCTGATGGTGCTAGTGGCAATCGTAAGCTCGCTTTTGGTTGCTTTTATTGTGAACATAAGCGTACTTGTTGGAGTGATGCGAATGAAGGTAAAGGGTTACGTGTATTCAATTATGCAAATGGAAACAGGTATCTTACGAAAGTTAAAAAAGCTCCTAATGTAGAAGAGGTTACAACATGGTAAGTCATTGGGTTAGATATGGTACTGAAGAACCTTTCGTACCTAACCTAGATAAGTTTGGGTTTGTTTATCTTATAACGAATACTAAAACTACTAAAGCATATGTAGGTTGTAAACAATATTTTTCTATGGGTAAGAAAAAAAGAAAACATAAATGGGAAATATATACAGGATCATCTAAATATTTAAATGCAGATATAGAAAAGATAGGTAAAGAACATTTTACATTTGAAGTAATTGCAGAGTATAAAAACAAAAGAAGTTTGCGATACTATGAAGCATACTATCAAATGAAATGGGATGTTTTAACTTCTACTATAGAAGGTAGTGATGAACCTGCTTACTATAATTCATATGTAGGTGGTAAGTGGTATAGACCTATTGAGAGTTATAAAGATCCTGAGTATAGGAAAAAAATGAGTGAAAATAGCATAGGAGATAAAAGTTCTTCTGCTTTAGGTCCAGTTGAGGTAGAGTTTGTAAATGGTACAGTTCTTACTGTTCCTAATTTATCTCGTTGGGCAATGGATCATGTTAATAAATATGATTGGGCAAATTTATTACATATGATCAAAGGATATAAAATAAACTATGGTAAAAAAGTAAAAATGAATAGACATAAAGATATAATTGGTGTAAGATTAATAGGAAAGGAGGAAAATAAATGTCAGTAAAGGAAGCAATGTACAACACAGCACTAGCTGAGTTTCATTCTCAAAGAGATAAAGCTATAGCTACTGCACGTATATACTTGGAACATCCTGTTGGTATAGGAGAACATCCCCAAGTTATTGATGAATTTATTAAACAAATTAAACTAGCTGCTGAAGCAGAAGAAGCTGCGTCTATGTTAGTTGATACATTTAGAGATGAAATAACTCAAGAAGACTAATGAATGAAGAGTACATTGAGATACTAACAGAGATAAAGGAACGTGAGAACAGTAGTCCTGAACGCATGTTATTTTTATCTGTTATATTTCAAGCATTGTTAGATGCAACAAAAGAAAAGACTACAGTAGAATCACCACGTACAAGTGTTGAAAGAGCTAATGCTCGTGCATGGTTCTTCTGTAGTGTAGGTGTAACATGTGATAACTTTGAGTATGTCTGTGAGAATGCAGGTATGGATGCACAGTATACAAGAAGTTTTGCAATTAAAGTAATTAACTCAAAGGAAATAAAATATGTCAGACAAAGGATCAGAAGAGTGCTTGATAAATCCTGAAGAAGATAGAGGATGGTCAAGAGAAAGTCACGAACAGTATATGGCTAGACGTAGTGCAGAAGAAAGTTTAATTAATAAAGAAAGGTTTAATAAAACTAAACCTAGTGATAAACAAGTAGGTGGTAATCATTATAAAGACTGTGCTATACAACCTGTAGATTATATTGTTAAAAATAATCTTGACTTCTTAGAGGGTAATGTGGTAAAATATATAACTCGTCACAAAACAAAGAATGGCATAGAAGATATTAGAAAAGTAATACACTATGCAGAGTTAATATTAGAAAAGAAGTATGGAAAGGAAAAATAATATAATGGAGCTAACTGAAAAACAAGAAATGTTCTGTCAACATTATGCAGTTAATCGTAATGCTTCACAAGCTGTACGTGAAGCA